TCGGTAAAACCTTGTGAATACAAATGAACTATACCAATCTTAGTCAATTCACTTATTAATATTCTTTGTATTCTTTCAATGGTACGAGCAAATCTAACATCCTCTGCTGCTAATGTTGCTTTACTACCAAGTGATTCTTCATAACCAAGAAATGCCTTTGGAACTTTGAGTGCGGCTAAAAGTTTGTTTCTTAAATATTCGATATCATCAACTGCTTCATATGTCAAACCCGGTAATCCTTCAATCTGAGTACCACTATCTCCACCACGAACAGGTAGGAAAAAATCTTCTGTAAGATTCTGTATATTATATCTTAAGTTATAATCACCATCTTGATCCATAACTGGAGCTTTCTTCATTTTGTTGATTATCTTTTGCATAAAGTTTTCAACTTCAGCTGGTGGTATATTTCCGATGTCTATTTTAAACACTCTTTTTTCAGGTGCTCTCATTATACGATGTATCAACATAGCATCTTCCATTAATGATAATTGTTTCCATACTTTACGACCACCTTCAATCATACCCTTACCATATGGTAAGAAGTTTGAATCACTTAATAATCTAAAGTGAGCTATCTCATAATTTTGAAATTGTTTTTCACTTCTCTGATTTGAATGTCTGTTGTCAGCATCTTGAACATGAAATGTTGTCAAGTATGGTTCAGCTGGGTCTTCTCCCTCTATCCTTGTAACATCATATGTTGATAATGGTACGACATTAGTCACACCATACTTATCCTTAATGTCCAAGAAGAGATAAAAATCACCATACTTACACATATTTCTTGTCCATGGCCATAGATTGAATTCAACATTCAATATATCATAGTAAAGATTTCTCAATATATCGTAGATATTTTCATTATCAGATTGTATGGTCAATACATCTCCATACTCAGACCTCATTGTAGATTCGTCAGCATAAATATCAAGAGCACTTGATATGATTGGGTCGTTGTCCATTTCCTCGTAATCTCTGAACAATCCTATTTTCTGTGATTGAAATGTGATTTGTTGAGATTTACCATAACCACCTGTCGCCAAATTACTATACAATCTTGAGTATCTATCTACAAGATTATCCTTTGTGGTTTGTTGAATTCTATTTGTATCAGCAATCTTTAATTTTCTTCCACCAGCATGTCTTACAATAACATTGGTAGAAAATAATCTTCTTAATCTTGCTCTTAGTTTTGATTCGGCCATTTTATCCTCTTACTTAATTAACCAAGTTAAATCTTCTTTTTTATCACCGACATCCATTTGCCAACCATCGGCTTTATTTTCACTTGGTGTGTAGACTGCCTCGTAGTCTATCATTCTGTTTAATACATTTTTCTGTAAAGCTATTCCTTCAGCTCTTAATCTTAAAGCTGTATCACGAACCCATAAACCTATAGCTAAACTCATTACTAAATCATCGTTGTAACCAGCCATAGCCTCGGCCCGATTGTTGTTATATATAAATACAAACAACTCATCTATTAATCGTGAAGAATGTGCAATTACTGACTTTTCTCTAAAATATTCCTCTAATTTGGCTATTACTAATGGTCTTGTCTTCATAGTTGTACTGAAACCAGGTACCATTTGCTTATCAGAGTTTCTATATCTATTGGTGACTTGTCTTGCAACATCAACATATTGTAAATCTTTCGAGGTATAAAACAAATTATCATACCCTCTGTCAATAACTTGTTGAATCGCTGCCCAACCAATACTTGAATTTTCGATAACAAGTAATGCGTTATTATATTCTTGAGCAACATTCATACATAAATTACCAAAATCTTTTGTAGAAATTTTACCTCTGTACTCACCAACTTGTTCCATATCTTCCACATCAATGATATGAAAAGCTGAAAAGTCTTGTCCATCTCCTCTCGCGACATCAGCTGCAACCACATAATCCTTTGTATAGTTCGGTGGTTTCCATATCCACAAGTTACTATCAAATCCCCTTTTTTCTAATGGTTCTTCTATTTGTGTATTTCTGTACTCTTCCAAAATTCTTGGGTCAATCACACCTTGACCTGAAGTGATGAAGTCACAATCACATTCTTGTGCTGCTTCTGAAGGCCCTAATAACTTGTCTTGTTCATCTCTCCATTCTTGTTCTCGTTCAGGATGAACAGTCCAATGAAGTTTAATCATGTTCCAATCATTTGAACCTTCTTCTGCTCCAACCCATGTTCTATGAAACCAATTACCTACACCATTAGGTGTGGAGAGTGCGATACATTGTCCACCAGTGGATAGAGTACTTTGTGCAGCAGTCCATATTGTATCAATCTTATCGATAAAAGCTGCCTCATCAATTACCAATAAAGATAGTGCCTCTGAACGACCTGCGTCTTCGGTACTTGATATTGCCTTTACTTGTGAACCATTTGAATATCGGAGTGACAATTTATTATCCTCAACACATTTTGACCTCACCCAACTCGGTAAGTTAGCGTGCATGACTCGTATTTTTGTTACTAAATTTTTTGCAGTATCTTGTTTTGTTGCAATTACTAATATGTTTTTATCTGTTTGAAATGTCATCATCCATAATGCGTAACCTGCGGTCAATGTTGAAATTCCCAACTGACGAGCCTTCAGTATAATATTGTAATTATTTTCTTTAAAATCTTTTAAGGAAGCTTCTTGAAATGGATAAAGTGCGAATGGTACTTTACCTTTAAGTGGATGTTGTATCACGGCATACTTTCTCAAAAAGTATACTGGGTCTTGTGCACACTTTAAATATTCTTGTTTTATTACTTCTTTGATTTTAGAATCAGACATTATTTTAGTAGGTAAACCACTCCAGTAGCACCTATTACCACTTTTTTAACACCAATTGGTATTACTTCTTTAGCAGTTACTGAACTACCAGGTATAGTTCCACCACCCGAAGCGTGTACGACAACATTGGTAGCATTTTCAACTATAAAAGCACTAGCCTCATTTGAACCTGTAGCTTCAAATGTTGTACTTGAGTTTACTTTTATAATCTTATTATACTCACCAAGATTACCCCTTACGGTTGGAGGTGTTCTATCGACTATTCCCATTTATTCTCTCCTATTTTGAAAATTTTCTAAGAAACTTAACTGCGTCTTCTATATCTTCTTTATCAAAGACTTCGACCATTTTTTTTATTTCGTTTTTGGTACGAGTCAATTTTCGTTTTGCGTTTGCCACAGTTTTTTTGTTAATTCTTTTTCGTGAAAGTAATTTTTCTAAATCGTCTTGAAGTTGTTGTTTTTCTTTTTCAACTTTAGCGATTATTTCTTTCAATTCTAATATTTCATCAGGTACTTTGTGAAATAAAGATTTGAACCAATTAATGATTTTATTTATCATCCTATTATCTCCATCATTTTTTTATAGTTTGTTTTGTTTGGTTTGTCAAAATCACTATCTTTAGGTTTTTCGTATTGTGCGTAATCGTCTTTATCACGAGTGACTTTTTCTTCAACTTTTTTTAATCTAAAATTAACAACCTTTCTTCCGTTTATTGTTGGCATCCCATGTTCATCTTTTCCTATGGATTTTACTTTTATTGGTTTATTTTTAAACCTACCACCCATGATTACATCACCAACATTTACATCAATTGTAATAGCCATTAGTCCTCTCTCCAACTTATCATTAAATTTTGACCATCTAATTTTTCAGTAACATTATCCTCACGACTTAACTTACCACCTAAACCATTTGTGATAATTTTTTTCAAATCACCGAATGTCAAATCTTTATCGTCAAATGGATGTGCCATGTGTCCGTATGCACCACCTTCGTTCAGTAGTTCTCTTTGAACTACATCATTCCACCATTCTTTTGTCAAAGGACTATATTTATCTTTCTTCATATTCATAAATATTAAATGTTTATACTTTCAAGTTCTTGTTGAGTTTCTTGTTTCATCTTATCATACTCTTCAAGTGCCTCTGCTGCCATTTTTTCAACTTGTTCTGTATTTTGACTCCACTTTTCTTTTTCTAATTCTAATTCTTGCACACCTACAGATTCTTGTATTTCATAAGGTTTTGATGCTTCTTCTTTCCAATTCTCAACACTTAGAATCATATCATTAATCCAAGACAATTTATTATTCAATACCTTCTGTCTTTCCCAATTTTCGTAAGTTCCTTTAGCTCGAAGTTTTGCTTCGAATTTTACTTGACAATCAAAACATTGGTCATACAATCTATACATCTTATCATCCAAATGACTCTTCATTGTTTTTTTACATTTAGGACAAAACCAAGGCGTCCTCGCTCCCTTAAGAGCATCTGACCTATCTGATTTTTCTTGTCGTTCTTTTAATATCTGTTCTTGTCGTTTCTTTTTTTCTTCGACATCCTCCATTTGTACATAAATCTTTTTTTCAACTTTACCACCACGAGCAACTCTTCTGATATTTTCTATCTGTCGAGACCTTTCTCGTGAATTAGTTGATAATATACTATCACTCATAACCTACTCCTAAAATGTCATTAAACCAGTAATTTGGTTGATTGGTGCAAATGCTCCAGTAAACTTATATGTCTTTCCTTTATATTTAAAAACAATACCTTCACTTGGAACGATAGCTTTCAATCCACCTATTGCGTTTAACCTATCTAATTGTATTTTTAATCTATTTAATTTTTTCAAATCTTTTTTACTTCTCACATCTTTAATAGCGGCGTCAAGTCTATTTTTAATTCCTTGTACGGCTTTATCAGGTGATGCTGCTATCCAACCACTTACATTTTGCATTATCTCAGCTCCTACATCAAAGAATAATATTTCAAATGGTTTCATATTGTCTTTTACTTGGACTGCGTGATTGTTTTTGTCATACTTAAGTATCCAATCTAAAAATTTTGGACTATTTTTATAGTCTGTTCTGATTTGAGGAACTGAATAAGTCTTATTGAAAAAAGCCCACCTTTTAACAAGATTTTGTAATTGTCTTGGTTTTAGTTTGACTTTATACTTTTTGGCATTTTTTGTTATAAAATCTTCCCACCATCGTTGATGATAAAGAGCTAATGTATCATTATCTTTCAAGTTAAATTGTCTTTGTAATTTTGATAATTTACTTAGATATTGTTTTTTCTTTTTTCCAAAATCTTGTGTTTTTGGAACTTTTAAAAAGTTTGGTTTTCCTATATTGTAATGTTTTTGTATGTTTTGGTTAACTTGTTTAATCATACCTGCTAACATTCTACCACTATCTTTCACTTGACCAACTACATTTCCCTCATCATCATATTCAAGGGCTCCATGAAAAACAATTTCAGCTTTATCATAATCTATTACATTAGCTGATTTAGGCCACATAACTTCTAAATTCATAAATGCCTTTCCATTCATAAAAATTTTATTTCTTTGTTTTTCAGAAAGTGAAGATATTGCCTTTTCTAAATCTTTCATGGCGAAAACAAAAGCATCAGAAATATCACCACGACCTTCAAATTTTGATTTCATAGCATTTATGTCAAGTGCCGTCTGACCTTTATTTTTTAAATGTCCTTTATTTCTAGCAGCTATTAATTTTCCTTCAGATAATAATTCATTATCTTTTTCAGATGCTAAATTACTAAGTTGATTAGAATCTGAAACATCAATACCATCTATTTTCCAAGTATCATCAACTTTTACATCTTGTTTTGGTTCCATCATAAATTTGATAAGTTCCCAACCTATCGATTGATTTATTTCCGCTTGTCGTTGAGCGTATTTTCCATATGGTTCATCAACACTCTGCCAATTCTTTCCACCTTGATTTATTGTTTTTCCATATGTGACTGTCTTTACCATTTGGTCATCCAAACTATCAAATGATATACCACCTCTTGGTTTAGGGTCTTGTGCAGAATCGCTTAGTACATAATTTACTAATTCCCAACCATGTTGTTCTGCCCATCGTTTTGATATTCTTTCATAATCATTAAAATCTCTGAAGAAATCATAAAGTCCCTCATCTGAAATTTGAGGTATACTACTACCTACAGCTGAAGTCTCAACTAATATTTGTGTCAAATTTTTGTTTATTAGGAAATCATCATAGGCTTCATATAATTTTCTAAATTTATTAGTCATCATTTGATAGACACCCTTGTCAAAATATCCAAAAGCCTGTTTGAATAATTTTGGTCTTTCTTTATCATCTATCTTCGGTGAACCTAATAAGTCTCTCATGACGGTTCCACTTACTTCTTTTCCACCTACTTTTACTGAGACATGAGGTGCAACTAAATAATAACCATGTTCTTCAAAACCTTTAATATTATTTTTATTCTTTTTGAAGTCTTGAAAATAAGATGGACTACCATCCTTCTTTTTACCACCTTTTAATCTACCAGCATCTTTTTCCCCAAATATATATATCACTGCTGTAGTCTTAGGGTCATACTTTTTTAGCACATTATTTGCCACTAATGGTGTTGGTTCTTTTATAATTCTATTTTTTGGAACACCCATTTTGACCATATGTCTGACTTTCTCACTAAAATTCATTGGATGTCTTGGTGGTTTTTTTATATTAGAAGTAGTTATATATGCATCATCTACCTTTGATTTTAACCACTTGTAAGTTTTCAAATGATGTGGCCCAAATGGTTGATAACGACCACCATATATACCAACTATTTTTTTGATTTTCTGTTCTGAAATGGCTGTAATATCCCCACTTTTCTTACTTAAATTTACAACATTTTTACTATTCTTGTCAAGTATTTTTTGTTTTTTTATCCAATTTTTTCCACGATAGTTTTTTACAGGTTTACGAATAAATTTTCCAATTCCTTTTTTGACCAACATATTGAATTTCTTTTCAGCTTGTTTAGGACTTAAGGTGCTGGAGTTATCAACCATCATAAAGTTTTCATTACCAAATAATCCTTGAAAATAAATCTTATTTTTTTGAACTTCGTTCCATGATGTCTCAACAATCTCAGGATTCAACTTTCTTGG